TAGCAAGAAGCACAAACAAAGAGGTGGAAAGAAAAAAATGAAGCGTAAGGCAACCAAAAAGCGTAAGGCAACCAAAAAGCGTAAGGCAACCAAAAAGCGCAAGGCAACCAAAAAGCGCAAACAGAGTGGTGGCAAGAAAAAAATGAAGCGTAAGGTAACCAAAAAGCGTAAGGCAACCAAAAAGCGTAAGGTAACCAAAAAGCGTAAGGCAACCAAAAAGCGTAAGGTAACCAAGAAGAGCAAGGCAACCAAGAAGCGTAAGGTAACCAAGAAGCGCAAAGGATCAAAAGGTATGTTAAGTAAATTATTTAAATCACTTGGATTATAAATTATATATATTTTATATATAATAAATTAATTTTATAAAATATTATTTTCAATATATAATATTTTATCTAAATATTATATTATTATCTCAATATAATGTATATGATTAAAAAAGGATCATCATGTGGATGCGGTAAAAGTGGTAAAACTCTTAGTAAAAGTAAACATAATCGTGGAAAAATCTCATCCAAAAACGGTAAAAAAAGTTTAAAAACTAAGAAATACCGCGGTGGATCAGGTTATGCAGATCAATTTAAAACGACACTTTCACCTTGTTATGATAATACCCCAAAAGTTGGGTGGCATGCAGGTGGATCAAAAGATGTAGGTGTAGTTAAACTACAAAAAATGGCCGGTAGATTACCTTTATATAATGAAGATGTTAGAATTAGTCAAAATCTTGAAGGCAATGCTACATATTCTGAGCCATTGGGTCAAGCTTATCAAGATGTATTGTTAGAAAGAACAGTATCAAATCAATCAAATGGTGCTAATCTAAATGATGCACACTCCTCTTTAAAGGGTGGTAGTTTAGTAAGCAATGTTGTTAGTTTATTCAAAGGTAAAAAATTATCTAAAAAGAAACGTAAAGTTACCAAGAAACGCAAGGTTACCAAGAAACGCAAGGTTACCAAGAAACGCAAGGTTACCAAGAAACGCAAGGTTACCAAGAAACGCAAGGTTACCAAGAAACGTAAAGTTACCAAGAAACGCAAGGTTACCAAGAAACGTAAAGTTACCAAGAAACGTAAAGTTACCAAGAAACGCAAGGTTACCAAGAAACGTAAAGTTACCAAGAAACGTAAAGTTACTAAAAAGCGTAGGGGAAAAAAATAATTAATTAATAAAAAATTTAATAAAAAATTAATAAAAAATTGAATTTAAAAATAATATTTATAGCTAATAAATATTATTTACTATATTTATATTAATGCAAAAAGAAAATCTTACTTCTAGTAAAAGTTTTTCATTAAAATTAAAAGAAAAATATAAAAAATTATATAAAATGTGTAAAAAATATAAATGTACTAACTTTCTTTCTAATTACATACCATTGTCACATGGTAGATATTCTATTGTATTGTTGTCAAAAGATAAAAGTCATATAACAAAAGTATTTTATGAAAAAGATTCATTTGATGAACTTAAAAATGAAATTAAGGTTATTAATAAATTGAATGAAGATTCATGTGATAATATTATAAAAAGTTTTGGACATTCATATAATAAAGAATGTCCATTAAGATACATAAAATATGAATATTGTGAAGGTAGTGAATTATTTTGCTGGGACACAGAAGATTTAAATGATCTATCTATACTAAATATTATAGAACAATTATCAAATGCATTAAAACATACACATGATAAAAACATAATTCATTGTGATATTAAAATGGAAAATATATTTTTGAAATATATTGATATGCCCGAAGAAACAGATTATATCAGATCTTCTGATATAATAAATAATAAAGTTCAATTTAAACTAGGTGATTGGAATTTAGCATCTTTTAAAAATGTAAGAGGAAGATATGGAACAACCGAATATATGTCTCCAGAAGTAGTTAGAGAAAAACATATAACAAAAAAGAATGACATTTGGTCACTTGGTGTATTATTATATCAATTAGTATATTACGATTATCCATTTACAAATGATAGAGATAAAATAACAATGTTACTTATCAAGAGGTATGCAGATGGTCATCATAAATTAGAATTTAAAGATTCAATATTTGCAGATCTTATACAAAAATTATTAGAACCTGATATTACAAAAAGAATTTGTATTGATGAAGTAATTGAAGAAATAAATATTATTAAAATCTGCCTAATTCAATCAATGAAAGAACAAGGTCTTATAAATGATGATGATGAATTTATTGGCGATCAAGAAGACGAAGGCGAAGAAGATGAGGATCAAGAAGATGATGGCGAAGAGGATGAGAGTGAAGAGGATGAGAGTGAAGAGGATGAGGGTGAATAATTAATTTAGAATTGAATCAATGATACAATATATTCTTTATCAGACATTTGTTCTGGTTTGTCCTTTAATAATTTTTTAAGTGTTATTCTTTTAAAATAAATTCCTTTTTTATCTGCATAAACTTTTTTTGAACGATTATTAGGATCTATCTCATCTCCATTTGATAATCTTAAATTACCATTATTATGATTAGGATGGTGTGATAACATTTTAATACCACCAATATTTAATTCATAATGTTTGTCAAAAACTAGATTGTACATATATTTTTCTTCTTCTAAATATTCATATTTTATTTTTTTGTCATCATTGTTTAACCAAATTAATTCTTTAACAAATAAATGAAGATACTCGAAATCTGTATCTTCTTTTTCTGATAAAACTTTAACTGATAATGGATGTGTATCAGTTGTATATATATCTTCATTTGGGATATTTTTTGTGAAAAAGTCTTTTGGTATTTTAACCATTTGTTGTTTACCTTTATATTCTCTGAAATTTGGGCTGTAAACTAATAGCGATAATGGTTGATAACCATCATTTGTTAAAACTAAATCACCACGTCTTAAATCTTTTATTTCTTTTAAACCATCTTTTGTAATAATCTTTACAAATCCATAAAAACAAAATGGTGTAATTGCATTAACGAATAATTGATAATTACTGTTACTAGTATCAACGAATGTACTATTATTTTTATTTATAATTGAATTAGTATTTATCACTTTACCTTGTAAAAATAAACTATAATAATTATTAATAGTTCCACTATTAAATAATGTTAAATATACCGAATTACTTGATGTATTATCTAAATCAAGATCAAGATGATGATATATATTTATTACATATGTATTTGTTATATTACCTTGTATTAAAAATTTAGCACTTTCATAGTCAGTTTCAGACTCGCCTGCATTTATTGTTCCATTATTAATAATACATGCTCTTGTAGGACAAGTTAATTCTTTATAATCATCACCTCCAGGAATTGTTAAAGTTTCACCAGGTTTTATCCATAGATATGTATCATTACTTAATGTTAAATTACTATTTAATTTATAGGTACTTTTTGTATCAATTTCTATATTATCAATTTTTAAATTAACTTTTTGCCCACCTGTTCTACCAGAAATACAAAAATTATAATCATTATTCGAACCCATATTATTTATAAAATCATCTGATACATCTATATTGGTAAAAGAAGCATTATTCACTAATCCAGATGTATTAAATGAAATTTTCTTAGTTACAGCATTAAATGAAATTTCAACATTTCCATTATTTACAGTACCGCTACCTTGCATTACTGATGAATAGAGCTGAGTTGTATTAGATTCATTACCTGATGTGTTTTCTTGAATTTTAAATCCTTTATCCGTATATAAATCAACACAAAAAGATAAACATTCGGATGCCTCTGTTAGTAACATTCCATTTTCTGCATTCCAAGGATTTATAGATTTATTAAAATTACCAAAGTTAATTGAAAATCCATCTGCTGGATAATCATTATTGCTAACTAATGTAAAATCAAATTTAAAAGTCCATTCCTTATTATTTATGTCATTTCCTGGAATAAATAAGGTTGATTTTTGTGAAGCTATATCTATTTTTAATAATTCCAATACTTTATTACCGTCACTCTCTTCTATAATTTTAGCTGATCCAAAATCGTTGAGATTTATCTGCCAATTTTTATCATTAATTATAGCACCATCTGAAAATTCTTGTCCATCAGTGAAACTTTCAAAAGTTTCCTCAATAGTAGTTATTGAATCAGTTTTACTGAAATGATTTGTATCTGTTAATAACATAGCAGTGGCAATTGTTTGAGTTCCAGTTCCTGTCCAGCCACTGGTAAGATCACTAAATAATGTTCCATCAGATGTTGTTACTTTATACATATAATGGTTTGCAGTAGAGCCTGTTTCAACTTTAAAATTACCTCTATTAGGATATGATATATCTATTGTACAATCGTAACTTCGCATAGTTACACTATTTTCAAATTCAGTTGTGCCTCCATTACTATAATAAAAACTACCATGAAGATTTGTAAAATTTTTTGAAGCTTTAATTCTACATGTTGAACTATTTATATAAAAAATACCACAATTTATAACATTACAATTAAAAGTGCATGTTTGGCTATCAAATACCAATTTATCGGTTGGTAATATAATTAAATCATTTGAAAAAGTCTTAGCTGATGATGAATATGTATATACATAATAAGTGGTCCCATCAATAGTTTCTGTTGATGTAGTTGCACCACTTGCTTGTGTTGATAGTGTATTATACGTTGTTGCCATATATATATATTAAATATTTAAAGTTACATTATTTAAAAGAATGGTTGGGATAAATATATATAATGAGAATTGAAGATGGTATAAAATTAGATTTTAAGGATGTACTTTTCAAGCCAAAAAGGTCATCACTTATTTCTAGATCAAATGTAGAACTCAAACGCAAATTTTATTTCAGAAATTGTAAAAAAACATGGGAAGGTGTACCAATTATTGCATCTAATATGGACACAGTTGGAACTATTAGTATGGCACGTGAATTATACAAACATAATATGTTAACTTGTCTTCATAAATTTTACAGTATCGAAGATATTGTATCTATTTCCGAAGAAGATTTTTTTAAAAATTGTATTCTTAGTATGGGAATGAATAAAAATGATTTTAATAAAATGCATAATATTATGTCATTAATTAGCGATAAAGTTAATTTTATTTGTATTGATGTAGCAAATGGATATACAGAAGAATTTTTAAAATATTTAAAAAAAATTAGAGCAAGATATAAAGATGTTGTATTAATTGCTGGAAATGTTGTTACTTATGAGATGGTAGAAGCATTGACACTTTGTGGTGTAGATATTATTAAAGTTGGTATTGGTAGTGGAAGTGCTTGTACAACAAGAGTTCAAACAGGTGTTGGTTATCCTCAATTATCTGCAATTATAGAATGTACTGATGCTGCACATGGATTAGGTGTTCACGTTATTTCAGATGGTGGTTGTAATGTACCTGGTGATGTGTCAAAGGCATTTGGTGCAGGTGCAGATTTTGTTATGATGGGTGGTATGTTTGCCGGACACGATGAATCTGAGGGGGAAATAATTGAAAAAGATGGTGATAAATTTATTAAATTTTATGGGATGAGTTCGAAGAGTGCTATGGATAAGTATCATGGTGGTGTAGCAAATTATAGATCATCAGAAGGTAAGTCTGTGCTTGTTAAATATAAGGGTGGTGTTGATGATAGTGTTAATAATATACTAGGTGGTGTTAGATCGAGTTGTACATATGTGGGGGCAGTTTGTTTAAAATACTTGCCAAAATGCACAACATTTATTAGATGTACACAACAATCGAATGAAATTTTTGGAAAAAATACCTAAAAATAATATAGAATAATAGTATATGGATAATAATTATAATAATAATAATAAGATAAATAATGATACATTAAATTTGTTAGATTTTAATTCTTATCGTAAATATATAGATTTGATAAAAATTTATTATGATAAACACGATAATTGTCCAACTGATTCTAAACTTAAAATTAAAAAAGTTTATAAAGATAATAAGATATTTTTAAGTTGTGATGAAGATAATTTTTCATATGAAATTATTTTACCAAAATATATAAATATATATAAGGAATTGAATAATCAAAGAATAATTCGAGATAAATCTTTATTCTATTTTAAATCAGCAATTTTATATGGGAAAGATAAAGAACAGTTTGATAAATATAAAGCAGATTATATTAAATCTGTAGCAAAAATAGAAAAATATAATAATTTTTTATAAAATGATAATAAAAATTTAATGGAATTAGATAAAAATATGTTTAATTTAAAAGATAAATTAAATAAAATATATAATGATAGAAAAATAGTTTTTGATAAATTAAAAAATGTAGATAATATAACAAAAAAAAAAATTGTAATATTATTCTCTAAAAAATATCCAATTAATGATAGTGAAATAGAAAAAAATAGAAAAGCATTAAATGTTAGTTTTGAAAATTTAAAAAATTGGTTAGAATGGTTATCAACTGTTAAATTGTACATTAAGACTGTTAATGAATATAATTTACATTATAATAAGTATAAAAAAATAAATAATAAAATGAAAGAGAAAAACAATGCATGGATGGATGTAGATCCAATTGTCATTAATAATGCGAATCAGCTTAATATGATAAAAAAATATAAAAATGTGAAACAAATTAAAAACTTAAAAAACAAAACAAGTGGTAAAAAAAAAATAAAAATAAAAATAAAGAAATAAACTAATATAAAATATAAATTTTATATAATACTATTATATATAATATGTTAAGTAATTACATTAATCCATATTATTTTATGATTTCATTATGTGTTGGGTTTTTCTTTGTATATATATTAACACCAACACCAGATATAATTTTAAAATATCCTACCCCTGATAATGCAGGAAGTATAATCTATAAAGATAAAGCAGATGTTTGTTATAAATATAAGGCAAACGAAGTTAATTGTCCAACTGATAAATCAAAAGTAATTGATCAGAAAATACAACATATAGATGATAATAATGGTCCACTTGGAAAAGTTCAAAGATATTTAAGTAATTAAATATTTTTTAATTAGTAAATGTATTATTTACTAAATTAATCAAAAATAATATCTTATTTATATTATATAGATATGTCCTCAAATAGATTAATGTATGATACATGTGCTTATAAGAAAAAATTAGAAGAAAGTACCACACCATTAGATTATACTTTATATTCTGGTAAATTCGAAAATTCTTCAAAATGTAGAATAGAATTAGGTCAAGTTGGTGGAAATGGTGTTTCATTATTTGCTGGTAATTTAGTTGATTTAGAAAGTGATCTTCGTGGTCAAACTAGATATGCAACACAATGTCCAGATAAGAAATATAAACCAAGATGCAGACCATTATTTAATACAAATGATGATGGTTTGCCATGTGGTGGTCAAAATACTGAACAACTAGTTAATCAACCATCCTGTCAAATGGTAAATTATCCTGCTGTTGTTATGCCAGAACAAGCTGATCTTAGAACATGCAGATATTAATAAAATTAATTTAAAATTAAATAATAATTATTTATATATTATAATATATATAAATAATTAAATAAATATGAATAAATATATTCAAATTATAGAAAATAACAAAGAATTAATATTTGAATCGATGTCAAATATTTATAAAATTAAAATTGGTGACAACGATCAAAGATGTTGCACAAGTGACAACGATTATATTTTAAAGGAATCTTTTATAAAAAGTGATGAACATACTATATTACAGAAGATAAATCATGATTCTATTATAAAATATCATAATTACATTGAGCATAAAAAAAAATATTATTTAATAACTGAATATTTCGATGGTCAAAATCTAAAATTATTTAATTTTAAAGATAAAAAAGATGAAATTATAAAAATATTTAATAATTTAATAAAAACAATAGAGTATTTACATAATAATCATATAGTACATTTTGATATATCTAGGTCGAATGTGTTATATGATGGTAAAATTATAAAATTGATAGATTTCAATACCAGTTTTTGTATTAATAATAAAACTGAATTTGTAAATGATAATATGTTTGGTAGATGGCAAAATATTGCACCTATTACTTTAAATGAAGGTAATACAGGATACTTTAATGATATTTGGGCATTAGGTATATTATTATATAATATGACTTATAATAGAGAACCATTCCATAGGAGAAGTTATAAATTTGAAAATATATATTATAATAAAAAATATGAGAAAATAAATAAAATTATTAAGTATATTTTAGGAAATTATTTAGAAATAAATATTAGTGATTTAATTATATTTTTGGATTAAATGAAACACCGCATCCGCATGAAGTAGCGATATTTTTATTAGGGATGAATATAAACTTATTTTCAAAAATATTATTTTTAAAATCTTCTGACACATAATCTATTGTTGTTCCAATTAAATATATTTCTGATATTGGTTCTATTAATATATTTACATTATTATTTTTAATAGTAGTATATGTATTATATTTATCCTTATTAATATCTAATACTTTTAGATTATAGTTAAAGCCATTACATCCCCCACTTGTTGCTGAAAATATAAACCCTTTATATTTTTTAATTTTTAAAATATCCTCCATTTTATTCCATGCATTATTAGTTACTATAATAGGGAACTTTGTTATTGATGAAAACAATTTATTCATTATAATTAATATATATATTAATCTCTTATGTTGTTTACATTTGTGATGTTTACATTTGTATTAAACATATTCGAAAATTAATTTCTCATATACTTATATAGATGAGTTTTAATCGATTAATGTACGATAAGTGTGAAACTAAAAAATACTTAAGTGAATCACGTGGCCCTGGTTTATATAATTACAATCCACCATTATTATGTGGAAATTGTTTTCAAGATAATCCAACAATTAGAATGCAAAAGAACGGTGTTAGTTTAAACAGTGGTGTTGATTGGAGATTTTATAATGGACCAATTGATGTTGAATCTGATTTGTTAAATATTAATAATGCTTCTTCTAGATGTCCTGGTATGAAATATTCACCAATGGATTCTAATTGTGGTTGTGAAAATCAAGGACAACCTGGTGGCGCTGGTGTAATTGAGGGATGTTTTAGTAAAGTTGAAAAATTAAGAAAGAATGGACAAAGATGTCAAGATAATAATTTAGTTGATTTTCCAACATGCCATTTTGAAACAGAAGATACTAGACAAAGTAATCCGCCATCAACACTAAGAGGAACCGGTATTAATAGATTTGAACCCTTATGCTTAAATCCACAAGATCAAGTATTATTTCCAGGTGATTATCAAGTACCAACAAGATTAGTAGTAAAAGATAACCACCGACCTTGTGTACCAACACCAAATGTTAATTCAATGCTTCCAGTACAAAAACCTCTTCCATGTCCACAAATAACACCTGTTTGTGGTAATAATACAAGTGCTATGTATCAATATGATGTATGTGGATAATTAATCCGTTTAAATAATATAATTATAATACAATATATATTATAATTATGAATACAAATATTTTAATTTCCACACCGTGTTATGATGCTACAATGACAATGCAATACACAATTAGTTTAATGAATTTAGTACAATTGTTATCTATGAATAAAATAAGATTTGCAGTAGATTTAGTAGGAAACGAAAGTCTTATTACAAGAGCTAGAAATAATTCATTAGGAAAATTTATGCAAAATGACTTCACACATATTTTATTTATCGATTCAGATATAGAATTTAATGCACAAGCAGTATTAGATATGTTAAAATTTGATAAAGATGTTGTATGTTGTGCATATCCGAAAAAAGGATATAATTGGAATAAATTAATTTATTCAATGAAAAATAAAAATTCTAAGGAATCACTTGAATCAAGGGGTTTAGATTTTTCATATAATGCAGAATTAGATAATGATCAAAAAATAATTAAAGATGGAGATTTTATTAAAGTTCGCCATGCTTCAACAGGATTTATGCTAATTAAAAGAGATATTGTAAAGAAACTTAGTAAAAAACATACTGAATTAAATATAATTACATGTGCACTTGATAATAAAGATATAGAAATATGTGGATTATTTTGTTGTTTTATTAAGAATAAGCAATTTTTATCAGAAGATTATTCTTTTTGTGAAAGAGTTAATGATATAGGAGGACAAGTATGGATTAATGTAAAACACAATTTAAGTCATGTTGGTAAATATGTTTTTAGAAGCGATATTAAAAATAGAGAATACCTTGGTCGTAAACAATCAGAAAGACAATTTTATAAAAAAATATAAAAATATGTAAATATTTAAATATATAAGACATTTTTACCAACCATAATAGGTTAATTCATTAACAGAAAAAATATTAAGGATTTCATTTAATTCCTTTCCCCGTGATAGCATTAGATATGCCTGATCAATTTTTGGATTTTCAGTATTTTCAACTTTTTGATTATTTCTGTTATATCTAAATACCTTTTTTACAAATTTATCAAGTAATATCACACGATTTGTTCCGTCATCCGAATCTCGTTTATATCTATATTCAATTGTGATAATAGCTTTAATTAAATTATTCTTGTAATCCGGGCTATTTTCATATGCACCACTCGCAATTAAATTTCCAACATTCTGATATGTATCTGGTACCGGTGTTGGTACTGCAATTCCCATATTATTACCAAAATCAGTAATTAGATCATCTAAATAATCATCGTCGTCCTTTAATATAATATCCACACCATTATATATGGGTAGAGATGCTTTTGATTGGTAGTAATCAGTCATATTTGTTGTATTTGATATTAAATAATATTAATACTTTATATAATATATATAATAATCATTTTTTAATAATCCTATTTAAAAGTAGGATATTGTATATATTATATAATGTCATTAGAAACAAATAGTTCAAATAATAACGTAGATGTTTATCATAATTTTGCAGACATGAAACTAAAAAGTAATCTATTAAAAGGGTTATTTTCATATGGTTTTGAAAAACCATCGAATATTCAACAAAGAGCAATTATGCCTTTTGTAAACGGTCGCGATATTTTAGCACAATCTCAATCAGGAACAGGTAAAACAGCTACATTCTCAATTGGTGTTTTACAAAATATAGATGAATCAAAGGTTAAAGCACAAGCAATTATACTTGCACCTACAAGAGAACTTGCAAAACAAATACATGCAGTAGTAAATGAATTAAGTAAATTTACAGAAATTAAAACAAAATTAATTATTGGTGGTAGGCGAACAAGTAAATATACATATCAAAATATAGATGAAGATTGTCATTTAATTATTGGTACACCAGGCCGCATATCTGACAATTTAGTAAAGGGAAGAATTAGTAATAAAAATTTAAAGATGTTAATTTTAGATGAAGCAGATGAAATGTTATCAATGGGTTTTAGGGACCAAATAATGTTGATTTTTAATAAAATGCCTGATAGACGTCAAATTGGATTTTTTAGTGCAACAATTCCACAGGAAATGTTGCAAATTACTCATACATTTTTAAAGAATCCTGTAAATATATTAATTAAGAAAGAGGATTTAACATTAGAGGGTATTAAGCAATTTTACATTGCGCTTGATCATGAAAATGATAAATATGATTGTATGGTTGATTTATATAGTACTATTTCGGTAACCATGGCAATTATTTATTGTAATAGTAAGAAAAAGGTTGAATGGTTGGCAGATTTAATGAGAGAGCAGAATTTTGAAGTATCTTGTATTACAGGTGATATGCAAGAAGATGAAAGAAATTTTGTAATGAAGCAGTTTAGAAATGGTGTTACGCGTGTATTGTTAACAACTGATCTTCTTTCACGTGGTATTGATGTTCAGCAAGTTTCATTGGTATTAAATTATGATGTTCCATTTGAAAAAGAAACATATATTCATCGAATTGGAAGAAGTGGTCGTTATGGAAGAAAGGGTGTTGCAATTAATTTTGTAACAAGTAAAGATTATAAGCAATTTAAGGACATAGAGTCATTTTATGACACAAATATAGAAGAACTTCCAGAAAATATTTCAGAATTATTATAATTATTATAATTCTTGATAATAATCTATCAATGAATTACTTTAATCTGGAAAAATAATTTGCATAAATTTATATATTTTTTAAATTTAATTTTTAAAAAATATTTATGTGTAAATATTAATGGAATTTAGAAATCTTGATAAAAATGATTTCTATAATGGTTACTTAGAATTATTATCTCAATTAACAGAAGTTAATATAAAAAATATAACTTTTAAAAATTTTTCTAATTTTATTGATAATTTAAATGATAAAAATCATAAAATAATTGTAATTATTTATAAAAATAATATTGTTGCGAGTGGAACTTTATTAATAGAAGATAAAATTATTCATGGTATAAGTAAAATAGGACATATAGAAGATATAGTTGTTAATTATAAATATAGAGGCCAGGGTATAGGTAAGAAACTTATTAATTATTTGACAAATTTGGGTATAGAAAATAATTGTTATAAATTAATATTAAATTGTAAAGAAGAAAATTGTGAGTTTTATAGAAAAAGTGGGTTTGTAAGAAAAGAAATAGAAATGGTAAAATATATAGATTTCGCAGAATTATTCTAATTTTTTTATTTATATAGAATATATTTAATAATGAATACATTATTAAACTTAAAAAAAGATAAATTAATTAATATATTATTAAAGAACAATTGTATAATATATGGTGCTTATGTTAGAGAAGTATTGATTCAAAATAACAACGATTTTTATAAAAATTATAATTTAAGGGCTTATACTTCTAAATATGAGAGAACACATCTTGAAAGAGATTTGTATGATTTAAATATGGAAAAAAATATGGATTTAGAAATATCATCTCAACGATTTAATTTAGTAAAATACATATTAAGAAATGATAGTTGTTTGAATGATGAAAATGATGAAAATGATGAAGATGATGATTCTAATAAAATAATAAATTTAAATATAATTTACATGAATAGAAATCCATTATTAGATAATTTAGTTAAACCACCTATAATATTAGATATAGACTTAATTCAATTATCGAGAAGTGGTATATCTATTGATTCAGTTCCTAGTTTATATTATTATTCACCATCACCATTTTTGTATATTTTAGATAATATTAAAAATAAGGTTTTTAATTTAATTACAATACATCAAATATATGATATCACAGATATTAAGTATTGTCGAAAATTAGAAAATAAAGGATGGAAAAATAATGATGCTAAATATAAATTAATACTCAATAAGGATTATGATGATGATTGTTCCATATGCAGAACACCACTTATAAATAAAAGATGTATAAAATTAAATTGTAATCATTATTATCATGTTGAATGTTGGGATAAACATATAGAACATCAATTAAAAGAAAATGTAATATTAACAAATATATTTTGTCCTTTATGTAGAAAAGAATATTCATTAAAAAATATAATTTAAAAATATAATTTAAAAATAAAATATTATTACTATATACTATATACTAATAATATGGATGACTATTATATTACTTCTGAAATAGTAGTAAAAAAACAAAAATTATATTTTTTAAAAAATGAAGAAAAAAATAAGATAACAATGAAAAATTGGCAAAAATATTTAGCTGATATTGGATGGCGAAAAATTGATAATAAATGGATTAGAAAGTTAAACAAATATTCTTTGTCAAAAAATAGTGGTTATAAATGGGGAATGAGATCATGTGGTTTAGAGGGGGATTGTTTATTTGAAGCAATCGCGGAAGCATTTAATTTTGATATATATTATGATTCAACTAATACTAAGGATTTCATATATGATTCTAGTTACATTAGAGAGAAGGTGTCTGAATGTTTAACAAATAATAATTTTGAACAAATTATTACTTTATATAGAATCGGATATATTAATGGAGAATATTCAAATCAATGGAATCCATATATGATTGAAAATGTAAATGATTTAAAAAAAGAATTAATTAAAAATGGTGAAAATTTTGTAGGTGATCATATAATATTAGAACTAATGGCAAGTGCATTTAATATTAATATAATTATTTTAACTAACAGTAATGATTGTATTTGTCAAAAATTTAATAAAAATATAAAAACAATTATATTATATTACAATCAAGATGAAGAAGATTTTAAATTAGTTGGCTATTATAATAAAAGAATAAAAACTATTTTTAATTTTGATGAAATACCGGTTGAAATTAAAACCATAAATAATTTATTAGATGATTGCTTATCTGATAATAAAAATAATTTATGATAATTATAAATTATTATAAAGAAATTATAAAAAAAATATATAATTTAAATATATAATCATGTCAAAGATAAAAAAAAGTAAACAATCATTATCATTATATAGTGATGATAACCCAAAAACAACAATTAAAGGTTTTGGTTACAAAAATAAGTTGAAAAAACAAATAGAGGTATAAATTATAAATTTCAAGTTATTAATACAATGTATTATCGTGCTAAACATCATAAAAATAAAACAAAAGATATGGAGAAAGCTATGAAGGTATTTAAAGTTTGGTTAGATAACTATAAAAACATGAAAAAAGAAGAATCTGGAAACAAATATCCTTTTTTAAAATTATGAATAATTAGATCATATGAAAAATTAGCAAAATATTATAATATTTCTTTAAAAGCAAGAGGTATAGAAAAACCAACAACAAGTGATGAAGGTTTTTTAGTAGTATATAGACGTTTCAAAGGTAATATAAATAAATTAAAAAATTGTCCAATTAGAAAAGATAAACCGAATGGCGATAATTGGTTCAATAAAAGAAACAATCAAGTAAAAGCTAAATATAGTCAGGCTAAAAAAATGAAATTAAAATTATTTCATGATGACGGTGATTTAAAAAATTTACCGACAAAGATACATATTAATATGATTATGTGGGCATATAGTCCTTTTCCTGATATTTTAAAAGATAGAGTAAAACTTTTTAAAAAAATTAAGAATTAAATATGACCTATTTTAAGACTTTTTAATTTATTATGTGCAAATACAGAATGACCAACATTTTCAAACATTTTAGTTATATCTTTACCCAATCCATATAGTATTACATCACCACCTGGATGTAATGGTATCCATTTAGTTATATCATAAACGCCTTTTTTATAAATAACCCATGCATCATTTCTTTTATTATGTTTTTTAACTTCTGATAAACTATATTTTTTATATTTTTTACCTCCTTTTTGATTATTTATATTTAATCTTTTTAATAATTTATTAGCACTTGTTATACATCCTTCCATCCATGCTTGATGATCTGAGTAGGCTTCTCCAATAATGTATAATGGTATTTTATCATCGGGTTGAATAATTTCTTCTATAATATTAGATGAATCAACTTGTGGAAGCCACCAGTGTGTTCCATAATCCCAATAATGTGCTTTTAAATATGTTGGTTTTGGTATTTTAATATTTTTAAAAATTTCTTTTAAATTTTTTTCAACTAAATTGTACATTTTATCGCACATGTTATAATTATTAAAAATTTCAGCATAATGATTATCACAATATGAAATTTGTATTAAACCATTTTTTTTATCAACTGGTATTATTTTTCTGATTGGCTTATCTGTAATTATTGTATCTAAATCTTCAAACCAATATTTATTATTTATTTTTGGATACTTAGCATATATTCTAATGTAATTATTTTGTGTAACACTGTTTATAAGTAAATTATGATCATTCAATATATTAAACTTTAATAAATCTATTTTAGGAATAGCCAATATAATTCTTTTGCATTTTAATACCTTATTATTTGTTTTTAGATATATTATTTTATTTTTGTATTCAATTTTATCAACATAGCTAGACATAAATATTTTATCTAATCCTATCTTGCATGCTAATACATTAATTAATTTAGATAATCCGTCTCTAAATTTAAAGTATTTAGTCTCATAAGTTTTAGTTTCTTTTAAAAAATCATTAAAATTTAATTTTAAAGCTTCTGAATCATATCCTGTTTTTATAATTGCTAGATTTGTTTTTTCATGAGTCGATACCATTTCACCAATTCCTTTAAAAGTATTACAAATTCTATATTTTTTATTTAGTTTTGTTCCTTTTTTTACAATTTCATTTAATTCATTATTTTTACCATTGCTGAATTTATTATTAATATGATATACTTTCTTATTTGATAATTCTACTAATTGATCATTTAAATTTAATTCTTTTACTAATTTTAATAATTCTTTATGATTTTTTCCAATTCTAACTGCACCAGCATCATATGAAAAACATTCTTTTTTTACAGTTTTTATTCTTCCACCTAATCTAGGTTTTTTTTCTAAAATAATAAAGTTTTTATTATATTTATTTAGCATATAACCCAAATATAACCCTGATAATCCACCACCAATTATTATGTAATCATAAACTTTATTCATATATATAAATTATATATATATATATATCTAATATAAATTATATTTATTATTCATACTATTATCATAATCATTTTCATGAATAATATTTTTAAAATATTGTTAAAATATTATTAAAATATTAATAATATATATATATATGAATTACATGTTTGCAGTTTATTTAACACATATTTTATTTGTGGCACCTTTATTTGTTTATTTATGGTATGTTAGCACTTATCAGAATAAAAAATTATCTGATAATTTAGGAATACTACTTTTAGTATTAGGTATTTCTGTTTTTGTATACCATCTTTATAAATTAATAAGATTATATAAAATAATTTCGTAAAATATTATATAATATATATTATATAGGATGGAAGTTTGTGTAGCAGCAGGAGTATTAGGCCTTGGTTACTTATTTAGTAAAGATGGCCTAACAAGAGAAAATGATAAGAAATTCATTCAAAACGTACCTAAGAATTTGAAACCAACTGGTAATAATATTTATAGTTCTAGTGATACAGTTAAAATAATAAAAGATGAGCAAAAAAGAGCAGATAATTTATTTAACGAAGCTTTAAAACCAAATACAAATGTTATTATTGCTGGTCCACCGGAACCTTTATATCATAAAGCAGATTATTCTGAAAGTAAGTTACCAATTGAATTTCATGAATTTGGTAGAAGAACTCATGTTAATGTTCCTAAAATGAATAATAATAATAGTTCACAAATTTTTACCCAAAATAAAGAATCTAGTGGTGGTTGGCATGGTATGTCATTAACTGGTGAGCCAATTAACCCAGATAAATTTAAACATAACAATATGGTTCCATTTTTTGGGGGTAGAATTAAACAAAATACAGATGAATATGCACATAGTACATTAATGGAAAATTTTACAGGTAATACAATGAATTATCAAAAGAAGAAAGCAGTTGAATATATGTTTAAACCTCAAAACAATGTTACCAATGCAGGTTATGGTTCGCAGAATGTAACCGGATTTATGACTGATAGAATGAAAGCTAGTTTGGGGAATACATATAATAATACTACACCAATTCAAAAAGTTAATGTTGGTCCTGGATTAAATCAGGGTTATACCTCTAAACCATCTGGTGGATTTCAACAGGCTGATACACGTGATTATGTTTTACCAAAAAGAACAAATCAATTACGTGTTAAAACAAATCCAAAATTATCATATTCTGGTAGAATTGTAACTGGTAAATCATATGTCACAAATGTAGGTAAAGTTGGTATTGTTGAGAAAAATAGACCCGACAGTTTTTACATTCAAACACCAGATATGTACTTTACTACAACTGGTGCAACAACTGGTCCAACTCAGAGACCAAATATAGTGATGAAACATGTTAATAGAAAAGATACACAGCTTAAAAAGAGAGTTGGTCCAGCTGCACCAACCAAGGGTAGTAAAGAGAAGATTAGATCTAAGGTTAAGAATTCAAGAAGGATTCAACTTAAAAATAATGGTCCTAGAAATATGGGCATGAATCGTGGTAATAAAGATAAAGATGATTATGGTAAAAAGAATTACAGATTTAAGAAAACTATTAGAGAAAGTACCGGATGCAAAACACAAGTATCTAATATTACAAGAGCACAGGGTGCAGATAATGTTAAGGCAAGAAATACTCAAAAACCTAGAAGAACGCGTAAAACAAATGTTATTGGAAATGCAAGATGGACAGGTAATGTCCAGGGTCCACATAACAGACATACAGTTTATGATCCTAATGATGTGGCAAGAACTACTATCAAAGAAACAAATATACATAATAATGTTACAGCCAATTTTGGAAATACAGGACCAAGTCGTCAAACCGTATATGATCCAAATGATGTAGCAAGAACTACTATTAAGGAAACAAATATTCATAATAATGTTACTGCAAATTACAATAGACAGGCTACAATTAAACCATATGTATATGATCCAACTGATATAGCAAAAGTTACAACAAAACAGACAACAATGGCAAGATACTATACAGGTGGTGCCGAAAATGAAGGAGAAGGAGAAAGAGGATATTCAAATACAAATTATGATTTTGGTGAAAATAACAGAGATAGTACTAATGTAAGTTATACTAATAATCCACACGGACAGGATCAAGGTGGTTATAAAGTTGCAGGTGTTCAAGCACCAAATACTAATAGGCAATTCTCATCAAGAGAATATGCAGGTGGCGCAGGAAATGGAGGTGTTATTAAACCAACTTCATATGCAGATGTTTATAATGCAACAATTAGAGGTCTTAAAGAAAAAGTATCAATGGGAAGAGCCCCAACACTGTCTGGTGCAAAGAAATCAATAAGTGGTGCAAATATTAAGATGTCAACTAGAAAGATGGGTGATATTCAGAATGATCAATTAGAAAAAAGAGGAAGAATGACAACAAGAGTTCATAATTCATTACCAGTACCTCAGAATTGTGGTGTTACCACCGACAAAGAAACTGTTCCAAACCAACCATTACAACAAAGACTGGATCCGGGAATGTTAGATGCATATAAGAAAAATCCTTTCACCCAGTCACTTAATAGTTATGCTTATTCATAAGAATTTAGTGTAAATAAAATTAATTTTTTTTATCAATTTATAAATTTATAAAAAAATGATACTGATTAATAATTACTTTTGGTAGGATTAATAATAATTAGACGACACTATGGTTAAAATCTCCGAGAAGGTGACAAATCGTGTGAATAAAATTCTTGGAATTAATAATCCTCCGAATGGATTTAATCATCAGTTGAGAATTAGTGTGCCCCAGACACGTAGTAGGTATACTATTACGGAGAGAGAGTTTTACAAAAAGATATTGGAAAATCTTGGAAAATTACTAGGCAGAGGTACATATTCAGATGTATACATAGTGAAATCTGTGGGGATACCAACATATGTGGCGAAGCTTTTCAATAACCATCCCGCAAAGATTCTTGTAATGCGGCATGAAATCAATATCGTCGCCAAACTGCATAGAGAAGGTGAATCTATTCACAACATGCCGAAAATAAAAGCAATTTTACCTATGGGTGCGATAGTGATGCAGAAGGCACCTGGTGATGAACTTTTTAATATTTTGTACGTGCATAAAAAGAAACTCACATTCGGACAGAAGAAAGCCATCATCATGGGCCTGATTGATCATTGTCTGGACTGTCTCAATCATGGTCTTGTCAATCTTGACCTAAAGATGGAGAACATTATGTTCAACCCCACAACCTGCGAAATGTTAGTAGTTGACTATGGTAGTCTTGTTCATACGGATTCATTTTCATCGGTGGATCCGAGATCATTCACTCCGGAGTATGCACCTTCTCAGTTTTTCTTTTCAGGATCAAAAGCCTCACAAAGAGCAGGTGTCTACATCGCAGCTACTATTATTTGGGAACTCCTTTCTGGACATTTACCCTATATAGAGAAATGCTCAAAGTCTCGTGGCTGGATAGAAGTAAAAAAATCAATCTGTGATCAAGATATCAACCCAGAAGCTGATGGTCTCAAAGTCTGTCTGTCACAAACTTCAATGTCGAATAATAACATACAAAATATGGTTACTGCTCTTCAACAAGGATTAAATCCCGTTGAAAGTAACCGACCAACATTTTTAGATTTTTCTAAAGCAGTTTTGGATGCATTGACAAATATTTGAATACATATTCTTCATTATAAAAATAATTTAAAAATTGACTTACGCTAAACATGCTAAGCAATTTTTATGATCATAAAAATTGACTTACGCTAAACATACTAAGCAATTTTTATAATTAAAAATTGACTTACGCTAAACATACTAAGCAATTTTTATAATTAAAAATTGACTTACGCTAAACATGCTAAGCAATTTTTATAATTAAAAAATTGACAAATATTAATTATTACTACATTGCATTATTTTATCTTATTAAACTACCTAGTATTTCTTATGTAGCATGGGAAACGATACTTCTGTACCTACAAGAAAGAGACAGCGTGAAACCACGTCTGATAATACTTGTACACATAAATCTACAAACAGTATTACAAAAAGAAGAAAACTAGTTACAAAAAGACCTGATGATATATCACCATTTATTTGGGAAATTTCAAAGGATAAAAATTCGGATGCTTTTTTTATGCTTTTAAATAATATGGTAAAGGAAATTATTGATGAAAAAAAGGTAGAAAAAAATTGAAGGAAATAAACCAAATAGTGTAAATGGAAATTATAAACTAAATTGTACAGAATATCATACAGAATATCATACAGAAAAATGACTACTGTAAAGTGTAGAGGTGGGAAACATAAAGTATGTGATAATTTAAAAGATCCTGAAATTACTATTAGATGTAACCCAGTTGTTAAAGTAATTAAGAAATTACAATGTAACATATGTTGTGAGCTTAAAGAAACTAGTAAATTAGTCTTTATTGATTGTTCTAAAAAAGGTGTATATCCATATAATAAATCTAGTAACCAAAGATATAGACCTTCAATGTGCATTGAATGTAGAAATAAATGGAATAAACCATGTCCCTTTTGTCGTACACATAATTATACAAATCTTTTTTTAAAAAAAAAAAAGACAAAGTATCGAAAAAAGAAACTACCGTGGCGTATTAGAAATATAATGATTTCTATTAAAAAAAAAAGAAAGAAAAGAGAAAGTTTTAGAAAAGATAGAGAATTATTTAAAGAACAAATTAAACGTAGAGTGTATACTATTCAATATTATAGATATTGTAAACATGAACGAGTAATGTTGTTAAATAATATAAATATTTTAACAAAAGAAATTAATGATTTAAAAAATAAAATCAATAATTTTATTAAATAAAAAATTGATATTCAAAAATTATAATAAATTAATTACAATAAATGAGATCAAAAATGAGTTCAAAAATGAGTTCAAAAATGAGTTCAGAAATATTAAAAATAAAAACATTAGATGAAAAGGGTAATAATGGTAATATTTTGATTGATTTAAATAGTAAATGGCTTTCAAATGATCGTGCGCGAATGTTTAAATATTTTATAGGTTTAGAATCTGGTTTTAAGAAACCGAATGTTAATGGGAATAATGAATTAACACTATTAGAAGATAATAAAATAACAAAATCTGAATTCTTATTATTTCTTACTTTTATGCGGTGTGGTCCTGCTATGTTTGAATCAATTGAATTATCCGAAGAAATAATGGAATCACTTTTAATGACAACAAATCAACTAGGTGGCTGTGATGAGTTAGATGATTATATAAATGAGATTGCCTTAAAAAAAATAAGTGACAAAAAGAAGGATGAAGAGAGAAAAAAACTTATGGAACACAACCCATTATGCCCAGAAGATAATTATCATGATGAATATATTTTTAAGTTAACTGGTCTTAATCATGTACCAGATGGGGATGAATGGCAAGTAACTAAACCACATACTCATTTGGTTTGGATTCGTAAAAAAAAAGAAAAATCCCTTTAATTTCTATTAAACTTTATAATTTTCCCAAAATCATTTTGTTTACTATATAGAAAAAAATTGAAAATAATTGAAAATAATTAAAGTTATTGAACCAATTAAAAAACTATGAACGACAATATATCAAGGAGTGGACCTAGTAGACAGATTGTTTATACTAATATTTCAGATAGTATATATTTTTCTGTTGAGTGGATAAAATTAATTCAAATTAACCAAAAACTTCCATATAGAATCCTTGATATTGGTAATATATCTCTTATTATTAAAGAATGTATAGACGAACTTGCCAAAAGGAATGAAAGTTTGCGCTTGTTTTGGACTTCAACACGTTATGGAATTATAGCTGCTGTAAGAAAAAAAATACAAGAATATTATAGAAAAAAAGCCATAACTATTCTAAAAAATAGCTTTATTATTGATAATTGGATAAATCATGTACTTTATAGCCCTGGTGGTATTAGATATAAAATTCATAAAACAAATTACCAAAAATTAACACAGTTAAATGAAAATATGGTGCCTTCTTAAAATTGATTTTTAATTATAAAATTATTATTATGATTATTAATAATAATCATAATTTCTATATATGTCAAAATCTACATATTTAAAAAACATTAAAATTGCAATAATAGAGATAAATAAGTCTAAAAAAAAACGGTGGTTTACACATGTATCTAGGCAAGCAATTAAAAAACATTTAGGGTGTGAATGGAATCAATGGAAATATTTAAATAAAGCATTACGGATAGGAGTGGATAATGGGGAATTACTGCAAAAACGTGGTTCTTATAGATTACCAAAAGACGTTTATCATTCAATAATTGTATGATTTTTTTGAAATCAAAGTTAATACCATGTACAACAATATAAAAATTGACAAATATTATTCAAAATTACCATACCCATGTTTTATATATATTGGTAATGGAAATTTTTATACTGGCAAACCATATGTATGCTATGCTTCATATGGTGTTTTAATGAATATTAAAAAATTATATTTGCAAAAGGAGCGGACATTAAAATAATTCGAAAAAAAAAGCGTAGGTAATTTAATTCTTAATATACAATGAATCAATTGTAACAATGTCTCGCATTATAAGTCCCGGAATCTGCTGAACCTTACTTTGTAATTCTGTTTTACCTAATATATCCGTAATAGTTTCTAAACTTTGTGCAATATTACTTACTTTAATCATATCTTTTATAAAGTTTCCATCAAATGTTTTTAAATCTAAATTACTAAGTGATGTTCCTGATACCCATTGATAAGTTGTTTCAGCCATATTCAGACTTAGATGCCAATTTGTACCTAATCTAATTTTCATCTTTTGCTCTTTTAAACAAAGATCACTTGCTATTTTATCAATCTTATCTATTACACTTTTTGCCTCTTGGCTAACACTAAGTACTAATGCCGTAGATACATCTTGTTCCCCATTTAATTTTGTATCTGTAAACAGTGACAAGATTGCCGCAATATCTGCTATATCTAAATTATCTAATAGATCTTGTGTTAATATCTCTGTAAATACAAGTGAATTACACTCATTCATTTGACTTGCAATAATACCTTTTATTGTTACATTATCTGCTGATAAATCATCTATTTTTATATTATCACTCGTATTTATCATATATCCATTATCTGTTAAATATTGAATAACTTGTCTTAATTCTAATTCAACCATTTTATTATAATATTCCAAATCTTCAATCAATTTATTCTTTTCATTTGATTTCTTGCGATATTCCTCATACATTTTTGATTGACTATTTATGTTCTTCATCTTCTCAATTTCAGTTTGTCTCTTTTTATTCTTTTTACGAGCCTTATTTGTTAATTTAAAATATGGATCTGGATGAGTAATAATATAATATTCTTCTAAAATATCTTTTTCAATTGCAAAGTATGGTTCAATTAATTCAAATTTATCAAGCTTTTCTTGTAATGTTGTAATATATCCAATTAATTCTTTATGATAAAGTGATGTTTTAATAAATTTCATAATTCTATTCTGACCAGTTAAGATTACTTTTAAGACAAATTGATAATTCATACTGAATTTAGATATAATTTCTTGTGCTTTTCCACATGTCATTGATACCATTTCATGTTCTCTTGGTAAATCTCTATACATATTAAATATGTGCATTACTGTACCGAATGAGTCCAAACCTCTTCTTCCAGCTCTACCTGCCATTTGTTTATATTCATGTGCACGCAAATATCTAAATCCACCATTATTATCATATTTTGTAATTCCAGTGAATACAGCTGTTTTAGTGGGCATATTTACACCAACTGCAAAAGTTTCTGTGGCAAATAGAATTTTAATTAGATTTTGACTATAAAGAATTTCAATTATTTCTTTAAAGACTGGAATTAATCCTGAATGATGCATTGCAATACCCTTTCGCCAATATTTAACCGATTCTTGAAAATCAACTAATTGTGTATAAGTTTTAGAATCATCAAGTTTACTCATTAAGTATCCAATTGTTTTATCAACTTGTACTTGTTCCTCACCATTATTGAGACTTTTTTCCATACATTTCAAATATTCTTTACATTTCTTTCTTGATAGTGTAAAGAATATAGCTGGTAATAGATTCTTTTCTTCTAACTTTTTTGAGACTTCATTTAATAAATGTTTGGTATTAATTCTTCTCTTGCCAGTATTTTTGAAAAAGTTTTTAGCCAATGTATAGATACTCTTATAATTATCGTCCTCAAATTTGTTATTCTCATCTAATATAGTAATTAATTTATTTGTAAAATTATCTGCTAAATCCGTTGATTTTTTTGAATTTGAATAAATAAATGCAGTGTGTTTAAGTGGAACAACTCTTTTTGTTGTACTTAGAAGATGTGTTTTAACACCCTTAATATTTTGAACCCAATTGGCGAAATTATGTGCCTTATCAATTGTTGCCGATAACATTATTAATTTAATTTTTGGTGGTAATAGAATTAAACATTCTTCCCAAACCTT